GGGCGCGCGGCGCGGGGCCCCCCCCTCCCGGGAACGGCTGTTGAACATCGAGAAATGGTGTCCTGCGGAACTCGGTCTGCGCGCCCCTTTGGCTATGGTTCTTACCGTGACCGCGGAATGTGGAGGAATGGCGGCCGTCCTTGGCTCGCGATTCCGTGCGGAATCAATCGTGGAACGCTAGTTCGCAGACGCCGAATAGCAGCAGCACGCAGTCGAGCCAGAATGGGCCGTCGAGAATGATGGAAAGCACCCAGAGGACGAGGAACATCAGGAAGCTCCCTGTTCCGCGAGGTGGTTGGCCAGCGCGCCCAGTCGGGCGGCATCGGTCCGGAGTTCCTCCTCCTCTTCCTCGGATTCGGCGTAGGCGGCGGAACCCAAGTATTCGTCGGCTTGGAATCGGAGTGCGTCGATGACAAGGGCGAAATCGTCGTCGGTCAGGCGAATGTTCTTCATTTGTGCGTTCTCTCGTTGGTGGTGTGGAATGGTGGCCGTCCTTGGCCGGGTGGCGGAATTACAGGCCGAACGTGGCGCAGAGTTGCTCGACTGCGATTCGGCCCGCGTCGTCCTCCCAGCCGTTCACTGTGTGTTCGGCCGTGGCTTCGAGTGCCTGCTCGATCGCCCACATCGCTTGGTCGTAGCCGAGGTCCAGAACCCACTTCCGTGGGTCGATCAAGCAGTCGACCATGTCCGCCCGGGCGGTGTGGCTCTGCTCGGTGTCCTTGTCGGTCGGAATGCGAACCAGCGCCAGAAGAATGGTCTCGGCGGCGGTGCGGAATGCTGCGGCTTGCTCGTTGCTGATGTTCATGCGAAGATTCCCAAGAGGCGGAGGAAGGAACGGAAGGCGGAACGCTTGTGCTGCTGGATGGTGCGGAACGGGATGGGCTGGCGGAACTGCGGGGAGGGGCGCGTTGCGCGCCACTCCTGTTCCGCGTATCTGTCGGAACGTGCGTTCATCAGAAGCCATCCGAGAGGAAGTCGTCGGCGGCTTGGTCGATGATTTCGTCCCAGCACCCGTCGTTCGTGTACTGCGTGCTTGCCTCGCCCGCCTGCTCGAAGACCCCGGCCGCCTCGGCCGGGTCGCTGGCCGCCTCCAGTTCCGAGAGCGCCTCCAGAACGATCCCCGCTGGCGTGGTCGGGTCGGAATGGTGGTCGCTCGGCGCGATGGTGCGAATGCGGGAAGCGATGGTGTCGCGGGTTGCCACGATTGCGTTCGTCATTGTCGTTCTCTCGTTGTTGTTGCGGAATCCGGGGAAAGCCCCCGGCGAGAGCGCCCTCCTTGCGGAAGGCGCTCCGACCGGCGTCCTTACTCGGCGGAATCGTCCTCGCTAGCGGCCGGGGTGGCCCAAATCGCGAGCTGCGTCAGAACCCGCGTGTCGCCCTTCTTGGCTGCGGCCCGAACCACGTTCCCGGCGCACATCCGCTCGTGTCCCGGGTTGCGCTCGCTGTAGTCCTTGCCAAAGGCCACCAGAACGAAGGCCCGGAGCTCGACGAGGGGAACGAGGAGGAGCGCCTTCGCGACGAAGTCGCCGTTGTTGGCGGTCGCCTTGCCGCCCAGCCCAATCGCGGGCTGGTACGTGTGGCGGAAGCGGGAGATCGTTGTCGCGAGGTTGCTCGTTCCGACCTTCCGCTCCTTCTTGGCGGGTGCCTCGTCGGCCGGGGCTTGGAGCTCCTCGATCGTCTCGCCGGATTCGGCGAGTGCCTGCTGGAACGTGGTGTGCTCGGCGGCGGCTTCGGTGGTGTTGGTCGGGTTGGTGTTGCGCTTGGTGTGGTTGCGGGACATGTTTGCGTTCTCTCGTGTGGTCCCGGGGGTCCCCGGGGGGTGCCCGGGCTCCCCCGGGCGGGGGCCGGGGCGGACGCCGCCCCGACACCCCGAATTAGACCACATCCCGCGCCCGGGCGCAATACCGTTCGTCGGCCCGGGGATACCGCTCGTCGACCCCGCCCCCGGACCCCCGCCCCGGGGGGGTCCCCCCCCCCCCGCCCCCCCGCCCCGCCCCCCGCCCCCCCCCCCCCCCCCCCCCCCCCCCCCCCCCCCCCGCCCCCCCGGGGGGGGGGGGGGTCCCCCGGGGGGCGGCCCGCCCGCGCGCCCCCCCGGCCGCGCCCGAAACCCGGCCCCCTGTGTCTTTGTGCCCCTGACCGACCGTTTCTACACCAATATCCGTGGTCCACTATTCCACATCTATTGTCTTGCGGGCGCGCGTATGCGCGCGGGTGCCTTTTTTTGCGAATCTTGACGGCCGGGTCGGGCTGTGCTATAATTTGGCCATGGGCGTATCTCGCTATCCTTCTGCAATCTCTTTGGATGAGGCACCGCTAGTCATCCCATCCAGCATGGTGTTTTATACTCTTTTACCTGCTCGTTTGGCGGCCACCAATCCGACGCTCTTAAGAGACGTGGTTGCTCTCCTGCACTACATAGATCGCCAGCGCACGCGTAGATTCCATGAGGCACTGGACCATGACTGATATTCGGAAGTCGTTGACGCTCTCCCATTTTGGCAGAGACCCGGTACTAGCACGGGAACAGGGATTCCAATGCTTGACCCCCATGGAAAGACAGTTTTCGATGGAATTCGTAGTGACCGGAAGCACTCTGGACGCCTTGGCGAAACAGTTCCAGATGCCCATCAGTAGCGTCCGAAAAATCTACAACGACCCCGTGGTCAGAGCTTTCATATCCGATCTTCAAGCTGAAGTACTGCAGCACAAGCTCGTGAACGAACAATGGGTAGAGGGGCAGATATTAAAAATATGGCCCCAACTGCTCGGGGAAGAGCCTGTCCCTTTGGTAGACAAATCGGGCAATGCGTTCCAAGCCAAGAAATTCCACAGCACGGAAGTAACATCCATCCTCAAACACTTCGGCGGCAACGACGACCAGAAAAAGCTCAATGGCGTTCACGTCCAAATCAACTTTGGAGCTATGGGTGTCTTGCCGCCACCCTCCGTTGTGATCGATGGGGACGTAGAAGATGCCTAGCATAGGCATCAATCTTCCGCACCAATGGAACGCGCGACAGCATCAGCGCGAGCTGATGAACCATATGTTCGAGGGCGGGGAATTCCCCACTCGGAAACGCGCCATGCCAGTTTGGCATAGACGCGCAGGAAAAGATAGCTGCGCTCTCAATACCCTCGCCGTGGCATCCCAAATGCGTGTCGGGACATACTGGCACCTCCTCCCAACGCTCAACCAAGGCCGCAAGGTAGTCTGGAACGGCGTGGACGGTTTGGGTAGGCGTATGATATACCAAGGATTCCCCCGAGAACTGATCGGGAGCGTCAACGAATCCGACATGCTGCTCAAACTCCAAAACAACAGCGTCTACCAAGTAGTAGGGAGCGACAACTATGATGCACTCGTCGGAACAAACCCACTCGGAGTCGTCTTCTCTGAATGGGCTCTTGCAGACCCCTCCGCCTGGAGCTTTATCCGACCCATTCTGGCGGAAAATGGTGGGTTCGCGATGTTTATTACCACCCCACGAGGTAAAAACCATGCGTACACAATGTACAAAATGGCAGAAGCCTCGCCGGACTGGTTCACGAGTCTACGCACGGTAAACGATACATTCCGGGAAGACGGTACACACATCATTTCACCGGAGATAATTGAAGCAGAGCGCCGGGAGGGAGTCCCCGACGAAGTCATTGAGCAAGAATACTACTGCTCGTGGGAAGGCATCAATCATGGGTCGATTTACGGCCGCCAGCTTAATCTTTTGGCGCCCACTAATCAGATCGAATTTGAACCCCAACTCGACCAGCTGGTATTCACAGCTTGGGACATAGGACGCCGTGATGCTACAGCTATTTGGTTTTACCAGATCATCCGCGATGAAATCCATATCATCGATTACGTGGAAGGTGTTGGAGGAGATGTTGACTCATGGCTCGAGCGGTTCTACGAATATCCATACCTTTATGGTACAGTCGCGTTACCGCATGATGCCAAGGCCAAAACCTTCTCTACCAAGTACTCGCCCTTCGAAAGATTCGTTGCTGCCAAACTCGTACCATATGTTGTACCGGGCATATCGGTCTCGCAGGGGATCAACGCGGTAAGGGCAATCCTTCCGCACGTCTACTTCAATGTTGCTAATCCCCAAGTCCGAGTCGGCCTGGAGCATTTGGCCGCGTACATGTATGATTACGATGAAAAGACGAAGACATTCGCTCTAACCCCCCGCCATGACTACCACAGCCACTGTGCGGACGCATTCCGGATGTTCGCGCTGTCGGAAAATGTCGTAGAAATAATGTCGCGGACTCGGCGGAATGCCAAGCCCAGAGGCAGCTATATTCAAACGCCCCTCGGTCGCGCCCTCAACCTTGAGAACCTCTTCAAG